TTCCTAAAGATCTACATGTTTCTACAAAAGAATTAGAATATAAATTTTTTGCAAATAGTAAAAAAATAGATATTATTTCTTCTGTAAAAAGATTATATGATGTTTTTTATCCTAAATCTTACGAGGATTATTTAAAAATATTTGATACAGCATCTACAGAAATGTACTGGGTAGTTCATCCTTCTTTAGAAGTAATGACAGATTTTAAATTTGATTTTGTAATAGATCAAAATAACGAATATGAAAAAAACATAACCCATGTATTTTTAAATAAAGATATTGATGTAGATACATTTAATGGTATTTTACTATGTTCGAAAAATATTAGATTACATCAAGACGAGTTCGAGTTAAGAATTTTAGATCATAAAAAAGAACATCCTGTACTTGCTAGTTTCAATAAGCCTTATGATATATTTTTTATAAGTTATAACGATGTGTTAGCAGATAGCAAGTTTGAAACACTTCAAAAAAAATTTCCTAGAGTAAAACACATTAAAGATATTAATGGAATTTTTAACGCACACAAAAAAGCAGCTGAACTATCTACCACTCCAATGTTTTGGGTTATTGATTCTGATGCAAGATTAGTAGAAGATTTTAAATTTGATTTATTAGTTCCAAAATATAATCATAGTTCTGTGTTTGTATGGCACAGTAAAAATCCAGTGAACGATTTAGAATATGGTTATGGAGCAGTAAAATTGTTACCAAAAATTTCAACTATGAAAGTAGAAAATAATTTAGACATGACAATGTCTATTAGCAAAAACTTTTATGTAATAGAAGAAGTTAGTAATTATACAGATTTTAATACAGATCCTTTTAATAGCTGGAAAAGTGCTTTTAGAGAATGTGTTAAGTTAACATTAAAGTCTGATAATGATCCTGAAGCAGCACAAAGGCTCGAAGTATGGTGTACTGTCGGAAAAGATAAACGATATGGAAATTATGTTATTGACGGAGCCAATCAAGGAAAACTATATGCAAAAAACAATGTCGACAATCAGTCGGCATTATTAAAAATTAATGATTTTAATTGGCTCGAAGATCAGTTTGAAATAAGATCTGAAATTAACGGAAACACTTTTGAAATTACTTCAGCACAGGCTTTAGCAACTTCTTGATGTTCTTTTTGTGTACCATTCGCACTGCGTAGTTCAATGAAATGTACCCAACTACGTAATGTACCATTCATGTAAAGTCTGCTTTCGATTAATCCTTCTGGTAAAACAGCACGAGCTTGTTCTTTAGCAATACCGTTTTCAATAGCCCAGTTGTAAGCCATACGTGCTTCGGCAATTACATTGTTCTGCCATTTTTCCCAACGTTTTTGTAAATCTTCATCGTCGATTTCTATACTGTTTTGTCTGTTATTGGTGTCTTGAAGTCTTGCTTCTCGTCTAACGAAGTTAAGATCTTTTGTAGGGTCAGCATATCTCTGACTGAACTCTTGGAAACTGAAACTTCTGTGACGTAAGATTTGCCTTGCAATATCTCGTGTTGTCGTAATTTCCATGCAAGCTGATACCATCTCGAGAGGACTCCAGTGTTGGTGTTTAATGAGGTACCTGATGAGCTTGCTACTGGTGTCGTGATTGAACTGATTACTCGGGTTCGAGACTCGGGCGCAGAATGCGATGAGTTCTTGAGCATCGGTGATTCCAAGGGAGGCAAAGTCGCTAGTTGGTTGACTGTAGGATAAAAGTTTAACATGCATTTATTTATAACTTTCTTTTCTTAAGGAAATTGTTAGTATGTTTAATAACATCTTTTTTAATTCTTTCTGTATCTAATTTAAAATCTACATTGTCTATAGAATCTTCATATGATGACAGAACATCTTTCAGACTGCTTTCGAATTCAGTCCAGTTTTCTTTTTTATGATAATCAGTTAAATTTATTTCCCAAACTTTTTTGTTTTTAAATTTTATAACAACGGTATCTAAATACCCAAGAGGTAAGACATTTAGAGATATTTCTCCGAAAACTTCTGGCCAAACATCAATAACATCTTTGGGAAAATTCTTCCCTTTAGACACTATGCTTTAACAACCTTTTTCTTAGTAGGAACTAAATCTTCTGCCATTCGTCTAAGTTGAGCAGCCTCTTTGCTCAATCTGTCCGCATCACTTCGATATTTTTTAGCCAACTGATCGTCAGTTAATGGTTCAGAAGTTTCGTTAACAGAAGAACTTGTTGTCCTACCTAAGTCGTCATTCTGATTTTTTGATTCTTCGATAGCTAAATCTTTTACAGTTGCTACATCTTGTATTTCAGTACCAGGCATTAAATCTTGTACAGAAACACCTTTTTGTTCTGCAATAATTTGATTTAGTTCGGACAAAGTAATAGATATTGAAGTATTAGGGATCATCTCTACTTGATCAGTAGGAACTTTGACTAATAATCCTTGTTTGTGCAACGAAGGAAGCATTGTAGTACCATCCGAAAAAACAGATCTAGCTAGGACTTCACTTAGTTCTGAATTAGTTTGTGCCGCATTGCCTTCTACTAAATTGATTAATGCATCGTGATAACTAGGTGATAGTGATTCAGTTAGAATTACCAAGCAGTTAAATGCATCACCGGGCAAGGTTCTAAACACTACTATACATTTCTTGCCATTTCTTTTAATTCTTCCTACGTGTTTGATATCTGCCATATTAGGCTCCTGTTTGTGGTTGTTTACTTATAGATGATAAAAACGTAGAAAGTTTATTGTAAATTGTACCTACAGCGAGCATTTCGTTCGCTTTAAATGCACCTCTTGAACTAGCTAAGTCAATTATTGTTTTCATAGCATTTAAATCAGAAACAGTTAAATCGGTAGATTCACCTTCTTGCTGTTGAGCTGGTTGTTGTGCTGGTTGTTGCATTGTTTCGTCTGACATAAGAACTCCTTTTAAATAAAAGTAATTATCATCGATTTATTAAAGGACAAGCAATTTTGAAAAAGCTAATTTCCTTTTCAATTTCAAAACCAATTTTAGTAATATAGGTTATATTATTGTCAATCAATGATAATGAGCAATCGATATAATATCTTCCATTAAGATTGTTATAAATCCATTCTTCTAAATTTCTTAGAAATCCAGGGTGAAATTTCTCCAATTTGATATAATGAAAATGATGTGCAGGAAAATACACTCTTCTAATATCTAATGCATTTAAAGGATTTATTTTTCCGTTACGGATGTTCATTTTATTCCAATTTTCATATATCGTTTAAAATTCCAATTAGGATACATAAAATCTTTTTGTCCTAAAAAAAACGTATCCGAAAAGTTATACGAGTTATCAAAATCTTTCAAACTTTTATGATTATGAATATGATCTTCGTGCTTCATATTATTTGATTGAAGTACAACTAGAGAACCTTTAGGAATTTTTTCAAACCATAAATTTGAATCAATATGTTCGACTACTGTGTTAATCACACAATCGTAATTATCATAATCGAATGCATTTGCATCTGAAACTATCGATTTAAATTGCCAGTTGCGAGACACCCAATACTCGTTTATTACATCTGCTATTTGACAAGCCGTGTTGTCTACATCAACAGACCTTACATGTAAAATTTTAATACCATTTCTTGTTTGTAAGATAAAATTTAAAAGACCGTACCAGCCTCCTATCATACAAATTCTTAAAGGATTTTTTAACTGATAATGAGAAACAGCAGATTCGATATGCTCAGCAAGCCAGATTTTACTACCAATCTGACCGCTGCTAAATGCATCTTTATCGACGTCCATTAATTTTTAAATTCGTAATAGGCGTGAGTACCAAAAGGAGGAACAATGTTATCATTACCGTGTATAATGAATACTGTATCACAATAGTCCGGATCGCCCCACGAGTCCCAAGGATATCCATCAGTAAACATGATAAATTTCTTAGGATTAATGTCATGTTCTTTCATGTAAGTCCAGTTGCACATAAAATCAGTGCCACCGCCACCCATAAGTTCGTAACCCATGATATCATCATTATACCCATCGAAATCTGCTTCGTTGTATACACGAGTGTCAAAGCACCACAATTTAATTTTGTAGTCTTTGTATTCTTCCATAATACCTTTAATCTCACTGATAAAGTCTTTACCCATGTCATCAGTAATCGAGCCACTCATATCAATTGAACAGCAGATATCAATAGTTTCGTCGTATTGAGTTCCAGGCAAAATAGCACTCATGTGCCAAGCTTTGCGACTAGGACGCATAAAAGTATAATCGTTTTTAATTACACTTTGGATCTGTTGACGCAGAATTTCACGCCAATTCATCTTAGGCTCAGTCAGATCTTTAATCATTCTTTGAATACTTGCCGGAGTATTACCTGCACCAGCGGCTTGTGCTGCCTGAATAGTAGCTTCTCGAATCTCATCGCGAATCTGTTTCAGTTCTTCTTTAGTATAAGAAGGACGATTACCGTCTCCTTCCTTTTCCCAATCGATGTGTTCGTCAAGCAATTGTCCAAGAGCAGCCAATTGTTCAGAATCCATCTTTTCAAAAATTTCGTCGTAAATTTGTTCAGTGCTCTTACCATAATGATTGGTATCATGAAAGATTTTAATCTCCGGAGGCACTTCACCAATACGGTCGCGAATCAACTGACCGTTAACTGAATAGTCAGCAGCCGCATTCCAAATAAAACGATCACGCCCTTCGTGTCTGGACATATGATCAAATACATTATGAAGGATTTCGTGTGCAACAACAAATTCAACTTGTTTGTTAGTCAATTTGTCAAAAAACTCACGGTTATAATACAAATGGCGTCCATCAG